GAATGACCGCCACTGGCTCAACGCCGACAGCCTCGGCGCCATGGCCGCCAACTCAGCCCACGTCCGCGCCACGCTTCGCCGCCGCGCCCGGTACGAAGTCGCCAACAACTGCACCGCCAGGGGGATTCTCCTGACAAAAGCCTATGACCTCGTGGGCAGGGGGCCGCGGATTCAGTTCGATACCGGCAATACAGAGGCGAACTCGCTGCTCGAAGCGGCATTCACCAAATGGTCGCAGGCGGCCAGACTCGGCCCCAAACTCCGCACGGCGGTCACGGCCAAGACCCATGACGGCGAAATCTTCGCCATATTCACCACGAACCCCAAGCTCCGCCACCCGGTCAAGATCGACCTGCGGCTGATCGAGGCCGACCAGATCGCGGACCCCGTGATGGAACCCCCGACAGCCAACCGCGTGGACGGCATCGTGTTCGACGATGAGGGAAACCCCGTCGAGTATCACATGCTGGACGTACACCCCGGCGAGCCGAACCTGGCGCCCAAGGCAGGCCAATATCGTCGGATTCCCGCCGACCAGATGGTGCATTGGTTCCGCGCCGACCGGCCCGGCCAGGTTCGCGGAGTCCCCGAGATCACGCCCGCCTTGCCACTGATGGCGCAGGGCCGCCGGTTCATTCTGGCGACCCTTGACGCGGCGGAAGCGGCGGCGGACTTCGCGGTCCTGCTCTACACCGAAATGCCGCCCTACGCTCTGGACGACGGCCAGCAGGTAGCAACCCCCGTCACGCCGATGACTTCCTTCGACATGGAGCGGCGGATGATGACCGCCGTGCCCGCCGGCTGGAAGGCCGCGCAGATGAAGGCGGAGCATCCGGCCACTACCTACGCGATGTTCAAGAAGAGCATCATCAATGATTTCGGCCGCTGCATGTGCATGCCCTACGGTGTCGCCGCGGGCGATTCGTCTGACTACAACTTCGCTTCCGGCCGTCTGGACCTCCTGCCCTACCGCAAGAGCCTGGAAATCGAAGAAGGCGAGCTCGAGGACGACCTTCTCGACCGGCTCGCCGAGGGCTGGCTTGACGAGGCCCTGGCCAAGTATGGAATCCTCTACCCGATCATCAGCACACTGGACCGGGCGAAGATTTCCTGGCACTGGGTTTGGGGCAGCTACGGCTACGGCGTCAACCCTGTCGATGAGGCCAACGCCCGGCGAGTCGATCTTGAGTGCGGCCTGACTTCACGCCCGACGGAGTTCGAGAAGAAGGGGCTGGACTGGGAAGCCGAAGACCAGCGGGCGGCCAAGAGCTTTGGCATGACGGTCGAGGAATACCGGCTGGCCCTGGGCAAGACGATTCTCGCCGGCAAGGCGCCCGCCGCAGCACCCCCCGTCAGCGACGCCAACAACCAGGATCAGCGCCAGCAGGATCTCCAGCGGCAAAAGAAGCAAGCCGACGATCAGGCCGCCGCTACCAGCCGGAGTAAAAAGGCATGAACCGCAATCAAACCCTACAGGCCGCCGCCGCGTTCTCGGAACTTCACGGAAGCGACCCGGATGCCTTCGGCCTGATCGAAGCGGCCGCGGCCCCGGCCGAGGGCGGCAAGTCCACGCCGCCGACGATGAGCGGCGTAGCCTACTCTGGCGGCCTGCTGAACGTCGATTGGGGCAATCCAGTAGTGGTTGACCTGACCGCGTTGCGGGCAGCGGACTCCATCGTGCTGCTGAAGGGCCATGATCGCCGCCAGCTTGTCGGCCAGGCAACGGCGCAGATCAAGGCCCGGAGCGTCACGATCTCCGGGAACATCACCGGCAACGTGGATGACCCCCAAGACCCGGCCGGCTCAGTCGTGATGCACGCCCGCGGCGGCTTCAAGTGGCCACTGTCTGTCGGAATATGGCCCGAGAAGGTGGAAGAAGTCGCCGCCGGGGCCAAAGTCAATGTCAACGGTCGCAGCTTCGCCGGCCCGCTCTACGTGGTACGGGCCGGGGTGCTGCGAGAGGTAAGCTTTGTAACCATCGGCGGCGACGATAATGCGTCCGCCAAAGTAGCGGCAAACGCCGCAGGAGAAACCATCATGGAACCGACGTTTGTCCAATGGCTCACCGCGCAAGGCAAGGACGCCGCCAGCCTGTCCGAGGCCGACAAGCTGCCCCTCCAGGCGGCCTATGACGCCCTGAAGGTTGCGGGCTTGCTGAAGGCATCGCACGACGCCTTCCTGAAGGCCGCCGCCCCGGCGCCCGCGCCCGCACCCAAGATCGAACAGCCCGGCGCCGACGATCCCGTCGCGGCTATCCGCGCATCCGCCGCCGCCGAGCACAAGCGGCAGGCGATGATCCTCAAGGCCACGGCCGGCAAGTGGCCGGAACTGGCCGCCAAGGCGACCGAGGAAGGCTGGGACGAGCCCCGGCTGACCGCCGAGGTCAAGATCGTGGAGTTGCAGGCCGCCAGGCCCAAAGGCCCGGCCATTATCACCCACGAGCAGCCCGCCCTGACGGCGGAGGTATGCGAGGCTTCGCTGTGTGCCGTCGGCCACCTGCCCGACCGCGAGAAGCAGTTCAGCCCTGAGACTTTGGAGTCCAGTCAACGGCTTGGCCGGATCGGCCTCCAGGAAATCATCATGATGGTCGCCTCGATTGGCGGATGGGCGGGCCGTATGACGGCCTCGAACTTCCGGTCCAATCACAAGGCCATCCTCCACGCCGCATTCGGCACGTCCAGTATCGACATCAGCGGCATCCTGTCCAATGTCGCCAACAAGTTCCTGCTTCAGTCATTCAACGTGGTCGAAACCGTCTGGCGGCGAATCTGCGCCATCAGGCCGGCCAATGACTTCAAGACGATGACCCGCTACCGGATGACGATGGGCGGCAGTTACGCCAAGATCGGACCCGACGGCGAGATCAAGCATGGAAACCTCTCCGAAGAGAGCCGGACGAACAAGGTTGAGACCTACGGCGAAATGCTCACCATTACCCGGCAGGACCAGTACAACGACGACATGAACGCCCTGACGCAGATACCCGCTCAATTAGGCGGCAATGCGGGCCGCGCCCTGAATACGGCCTTTTGGACGGAGTTCATGGACAACACGAGTTTCTTCCATTCCAGCCACGCCAACGTCATCGCCGGCAGCGGCGCCCCGTTCTACCTGCTGATCGACCCGGTCAAGGGCGGTCAGGATATGGCCGTGATGGAAGTCGCGTTCCTGGACGGCCGGGACACGCCGGTGGTCGAGTCCGCCGAGGCCGACTTCAACAAGCTCGGAATCCAGATGCGAAGCTACCACGATTGGGGCTGCGCCAAGGCCGAGTATCGCGGTGGCGTCAAGAGCATCAACACCCTGAGCCTGACCACCCTGGAAGCCGCCGAGAAGATCGCCAACGACCAGACGATGGACGGCACACACCCACTAGGCCTCGTGCCGAACATCCTGCTCGTGCCGACATCCGCCAAGACCACGGCCATGCAGATTTACAAGGCCGACCAGATTCGCGACACATCCTCCAGCACGAAGATCGCCGTCGCCAACGTCTACCAGAGCATGTACGAGCCTCTCTGCTCGGCGTATCTGGCCAACGCATAACCGGAACGAAACCACAAGGAAACCAAGCAAACCCAAGCCGGCGTCAAAGACGCGGCATACAGGAGAAAAACCATGCAAGCGACTTTCGTACAAGACGGAAACACGATTGACTACACGCCCGTGGGTGCGGTTGCCGCTGGCGAGGTGGTCGTGCAAGGCGCCATCGTCGGCGTCGCCACCATGGCGATTACCGCCGGGGCATTGGGAGCCCTGGCTGTCCGCGGGGTGTGCGATGTTGTCCAGGCGGCGGTGACTTTCGCCGTCGGCGATGCCGTGTACTGGGACGCCGACGGCAACCCGTACAACGGCGAGGCCGGCACCGGAGCGGCAACGACCGTGCCCACCGGCAACACCTTCATGGGCTTCGCCCTGGCGATCACGGAGGCAACGGACCTCACCATCCGGCTGCTCCTGCGTGCGGTCGAATCGACCTCCGCTGAGACCTACGCCCTGGCGGACCTGTCGGACGTGGACGCCACGCTCTACACCGCCGGCCTGATTCTGGTTGCGGACGGCACGAGCAAGTATGCCGACGTGGCTGTCAGCGGCGACGCCACCCTGGCCGCCACCGGGGCCCTGACCCTGGCCGCGGATGAGAAGAACCTGACGTTCCTCCTGGCCGACGTTGCCAGCGGGCAGGCTCTTCCCGTGACCAGCACTGGCCACGTGGAAATCGTGAGCACCGGGGCCGACACCCGCACACTGGCCGCGCCGACGTACATCGGCCAGATGCTCTTGCTCAGCCACAAGACCGAC